GACAATGCCGCCATCGATGCCCAGGAACTGCTCGACCTGTGCGGGCGTTGGTTCCTCAATCTCACACGTCGCCAGCAGGTAGAACGCCCCACCCGTGTACCACAGGTCGCTCTCGCCCTGCTGATGCTTCAAGAGTTCACGCTGGCGTTCGCCACACTGGTAGGGTATTGCCTGGCGACCCGCCACTGTCCAGATCGAAACCGTCTCGGTCTGCTGGCGATAGTTCAGGATACGACTGTCGTAGGGAATTGCCCCGTGTTCCTTGAAGGTTCGCTTGGTCTTTTTGTCGGCTTTGTAGCTATCGGCCACCTTGCCCAGGCAGCGCACGACCATTTGTGCCGCCAGGCCAAACTGCTCGCGCAGGCCAGCATACAGCGCCTTGTGCAAGGCCAACTGGTTGAAGACCTGGTTTGCCCAGGCGTAATCGCTGATGGCCTGGCAAGCCGCGTTCGCGCGCTCAAGGGTTCGCTTGAGGAGTTCGCGTTGTTCGTCGGAGGGAAGGAGCTTCACTTGAGCAGTCAGTTTCATGCTGATCAGTATACCACAAAACTCAAGCAATTGACAGGAGGAAAGGCGTATTCCTCCCCGCGTTAAAACGCGGGGGCTCCTACGCCGAATCGCATGAAAAAGTTCGCTCTTCTTGCTACTGTTGTCGTACTGCTTCTCGCGGGTTTTAATCCCGCTACTGCTCAGCCCAATACCACTGTCACTTGGACTGACATCCGGGACTATGCCCTGCGGCTTGATAAGCTGCGCAAAGCGCTGCCTGAACCACAGATCGAAGCCAGCGACGCGCTACTGCAAGCGTGGGTGCTCGAGATGCTGCCTTTCTACGAAGAGGTTGGCATCTCACGCGGGCAGGCGACAGCCCCGGAGAGCGTCAAGTTTGCCGCCTACAGCGATGCGATGGAACACATTCACGTGCTCGGCCAATCCGATTGTGGTCAGCACATTTTCATCAACGCCCGCATGCTCAACCCAGTGTCGGCCTGGTACAACCGCCTGGATTTCATCGGCACAATTGCACACGAACTGGTGCACCAGCAGCAGGGCGCGCTGTGCCGCTCCATGCCTATCAATCTGGTCGAGACAACGGCTCAGGTCGGGATGGTCGAAGTGCTGTCAGCCATGAGCCTGGGTGGAAACAAACTATCGGCGAGAGCGCTGCTCAACGAGCTTTTCGATATGTCGATGGCTTCCGCACGAGCCTTCTCGCTGGACCCGAAGTACGCCAGCGAGTATAGCGCTCTTGAGGCGCAGGTTTATACGACGGCGCTGGAGCGGGGGCGAGCGCTCCGCGCGCGCCTATCCTGGAAGGGCAAAGAGGCGCGGCTACAACAAATTCTCATGATTTACAATCTCGACCCGCTGAGCCGCCTCATGGTCGCCTGCCGGGGAGACCAGACGATCAGCGGTCTGGCAATCCCCAATCCGAAACCACTGAACGTAAGCGATTTCTGCTTCTTCAATGCAAATCTGGAGGCTATCCTTGCTGGTCGCTGAAATCTTTACCTCTCCGGTTGATCCAGACGCTCCAGTAGCGAGCCCGTATGGAGCGAACTGGTACTCTACTAACCCCTATGGCAACTGGTATTACCTGGGGCCGGGCAATACCAACCCAGCCTACCACACCGGCGACGACCTCATATACTGGCCCGGTGGCCCGGCGCATAAGCCGATCTATGCTATCGCCAATGGGACAGTGATTTACCGCGACAGGGTGAAGAATGCCGATGGCTCCTGGTCATCGTGGGGGAAACTCATCGTGATCGAGCATGTGCGGCCTGATGGCTCGCGGGTCTACAGCCGCTACGCTCACGAAGAAGATTGGTTAGTTGAACTAGGCGACCAGGTGCTACGCGGGCAGATGATTGCTCACGTCGGCAACGCCGAAGGGCGCTTTGCCTATCACCTGCACTTCGATATCAGCCTCACAGACGCACTGAAGCGCAGTCCCTGGGACTGGCCGGGTCTCGATATGGCCCGTATCCAGCGCGATTATGTCAATCCGACCCGGTTTCTACAGGAGAATGGAATCATGACTGAACAGGACAAATTGAAAGCAGTACGCGACTCGCTCAATGGCGCACTCGAAATCCTCAACGGGCTGATTAGCGCGCCCGCCCCTACGCCCGCGCCGGCTCCGGCTCCGGCGCCTGATGGGGTGATGATGTACGTCAAGGCCGCTGACGGCCTGAATGTGCGTCAAGGGCCAGGAACCAGCTTCCCTATTGCCGGGAAAGCGCTGTTTAATACTCCGCTGGTCGTTAACCCAAACACGACAGCGGCCAACGGCTACAACTGGATGCAGGTGCTTCAGGGCCCGTTTGCCAACCTCTATGTGGCGAAAGAGTTCCTTGACACAAAAAAAGCGTAGCGCCTGGGCCTAGTACGAGCGCCCCGCCCCAGGCTGCGTGGAAAATGGGGCTGCATTTCCACTACTCACCCAACTTCGACCTGGTACGAGCGCTGGCTCGCGCCGGGCGGCTGGCAGGTATTACCATCATCGACGACACAGACTTTGCATCGTCGCTGGTCGGTCAGGTGCCATACGTCGTGCTCCGCAAATATGGCATGGAGCACCGGGGCTACGTCGAGTATGGCGCCGCACCGGGCGTCATCTATCAGTTCGACAACGAACAGCAAATGGACCCCGACAACGACTATTATCTCGACATTATGCGAGAAGCAGACCGACGGGGCCGCAAGGTTGTCATCTTCAACGACGCCGTCGGAACCACCGAAGATGACCGGTGGCTGCGCCGCACTGAAGCGCTCAAGTACGCTAAAGCGCATGGGCATTTTGTTGGCCTGCACGCTTACGGCGACACAACAAAGGGGGACAACAACTACTGCCCGATGACCGACCCGTCTAGCTGGCGCTGGTTCGCAGGCCGGTACGAGCACCTGTACTCTCTACAGCCGCCGGAAGCCCAGCCGGATCTCATCCTCACCGAGTGCGGGGCGGGCGGCTTCCAGCTCAACGCCACACTCGACCAATGGCTGGCCGACGTGCGGCGCATGAACGAACTGGCACAGCGCGCGCCGTACCTGAAAGCCTTCAACTGGTGGACGATGGCGCGGCCAGGGCTGGGCTTTGACCGCGACATTCTCGACGACTATGTGCGGTGGCTGCTACCACCCGGCTCGAATCGGTAAATGCTTTCAACAAATTCTTGGCAGGGGGGATGCACAATAGGGGCAGACCATCGCCGGCCTCATTCTCCCCTGCGAGAGTTTCCTATGTCTACAGCCGACTTTCTCAATAAATATGCGCCTTCTTTGATTGCCCTGGTACTGGCCCTGGCTGGTATTGGCATTACATGGCTCAAGAGCCGAGCCGACAAGAAAGCAGTGGGCGTCAAAGACCTGGAAGCCGATGCCAAGATGAAGCAGTTCGTAGCTGATTACGCTACGGATGCCAACAAGCGCATCGCCGACCTGGAAAGCCGTCTGAGCGTTGCATTGGGAAAGTGGATGGACGCCGAAAACGCTGTGCGCGATATGACGCGCCAGTTAGCCGAACTAACAGAGCAGTTAGAGGCAGCCAAACAGGAGATCGCTCGGTTGAACGATGTCATTGTCGACATGGAAGCGGCTCGCCAGGCCGAACGTATGGCATTCCAGGCAATGGCGACCCAGTTGGCAGAACTGACAGCGCACAACCATGCACTCGAAGCGCAACTTCGGGAGAAAGATACCTTGATCGACGAACTGAGGAGGAAAAACAATGAGTCAGGAATTTCTCATTCACGTGATGCAGCAGGTCTTGAGCACGGTCATTGAACTGGCTGTCACACTGATTATCGTACCCGCTATCGGTGTCCTGGCCGCATCTGCCGTCAAGTTTGTGGCCTTGAAAATCAAAGAATACGAGAGCCACATGACAGAGCAGCAGCGGCTCCTGGTGATGGAAGCCGTTCAGTTGTGTGCGCAAGCCGCTGAACAAATGGGCCTGAAAGACGCGCTGCTGCAAGATGGCGCCAAGAAGAAGGAATGGGCGCTCCAGCGAGCGCAGGAAATTGCCGACTACTACAAAATCAAGGTTAATGTCGGCGAGTTGGAAGCGATGCTCGAAGCCTCACTGCTCGCCGGAATTCACCAGGGCCTGCAAGAAGTCGATCTGTCCGAACTGGAACCGCCCCCGCACGCACCTATGGGCCTGGCTGCCAGTGCGCCAATCTACGCGCAGGGCAGTCCATTACCCGCTACGGGCAGTGAGGAATGAGTCGTGCTCCCCACCAAACCAATCAGTGGCAAGCGCCAGCAGGTTCGTCAATACCTCTTAGAACACCCAGAAGCTTCCGAACTGTCCTGCCGTGAACTGGCCGACCAGCTGGGAGTGAGCAAGTCTCTGGTAGCAGAAGTGCAGGCCGACTTGCGCAGCGGTGACACACCAGCAGCCCCTGAGCCTGCTCCAGCCAACGATACCACAGACCGCCTGCGCGAGTGGTTCGGGGATTCCTGGCAAAGCTATCGCAAGCCGAAGCCGCACTCGCAAAATCACCGTAATGTGTGTGCCATTGGGGACATCCACAGCGCGCCTAATACATCGCTGATCAACCAGATTGCGGAACGGAACCCGGACATCATCGTGCTCGGTGGCGATCTACTCGACGGCGACAAACCCAACCGGCATATCAAACTGCCAGAAGATCCGGCTCCGCGCACCGTGCAGGAAGAAATCGGCATCGTGCGCGCAATGGCTCAGTTCTTCCTTGACAATACCGACGCAGACTTGAAGGTGATGCGCGGCAATCACGATGACCGGTGGTTCAAGAAGGTCGCCGAAGTGCTGGACGATGACGAGCTCAGTCTGTTCATCGACCCGCTCAAGGCGGCGGTGGCGGGGCTGCCCCGCACCGAACTGGTCAAGATACACCTGACCTACCAGTTGCCCGACAGCGCAGAGCGGGATTTTGGCGAGACGAACTACATGTACAGCATGGGGGATGTCCTGTTCAGCCACGCCAATTTCACTGGCTCGAATGCCGGAGACGCTGTGCGGAAGCTGGTGGTCTGGATGGATCGCTGGCGCCGAACGCTTCATATCGATCCCACCATCTTCGTGCAGTTCCACTCGCACGGGCAAGCCTGGCTCACCCACGATGGCGGGAACGTCATCCTGATTGAGCCGGGTATGGGCTGCGACCCAGCGGCGGAAGCCTGGAAAGTCCGGTACGACCTGAAGTGGAAACCGGGTGTCCTGGGCGCGCTATACTTCGAGCAAGACCTGGTCAACGGCCAGTGGATCACAGACCGCAAAACGCTGGCAATCTTGCATCCTTAGTTAAACTAAAACGCCCCGTCTTGGGGCGTTCTTTTTCAGCCGGGCGGCTGCCGTTCTAGAAGTTGGAAGCTTCCACGACGAATTTCGCTTCCTCATTGTTCTTATCTGTCAGCACGCTGTAGAAGTGCAGGCCAGACACAACGGGCTTGATCTCGCAGTGATACTGTCCCACTGCATCGCGCACCACCGACGGGTGAGTACCGTACACTAGCACAGTGGCGCCGCTCTTGGGGGTGCTCTCAGCACGCCACCTGAATTCCAGTGTGGCCGGGTCGACCAGGTTCCCATTTTTGTCAGTCACTTGGGCGTATAGCATGATGGCGTCGCCCAACTGGTAAGTATTGGCTGGCATTACTGCGCCTCCTCATCCCATAGCTCGACATGCACAGGCTCGGCGTCGGATACTGTCACTACCGTCGCAGGCTGGTCATCCATCGAGAGTATCTGCTCGTTGGGCGGTGGTGTGTCAGTTACAGGTAATGGCGTCATAGTGTTACCTTGCAGGTTCCTCCTGCTCCACCCGTACCGCCGTTTGGTGGTACCCCCGTTGTGCCCGCAGTACCTGTACCGCCTGTTGTTTCACTGATCGTGCCATTCCACAAGTTCACCAGGGTAATGCGGCCACCGCTGCCGCCTGTTCCACCAGTGGATGCAGTGGATGTGCTATAGTTCCCGCCGTTACCACCGGTGCCCCCAGAGGCATCTAGGGCGTTGCTAGCGCTGGTGCCAATCAGTTGCCCGTACTGGAGATAGATCCAGCCACCACCGCCACCACCACCGCCGCCGCCACCACCACCAGTGCTGCCACCACCCGGCGCGTTGGAGCCATTCCCGCCTGTTCCGCCGATAGCCGAAATGCAGGAAGCCGCAGTGGTGCTGCTGCTCCGATTGATGGTGCGCGCGGCGATCCATAGGACACCGCCGCCACCACCACCTCCGCCTCCGCCGCCGCCAGTACTTGAGCCGCCAGCACCGCCGCCACCGCCACCGCCACCAGCACCACCGATGAGCAGAGTAACTCCGCGTATCGGTTCAGGCATGACTCGATGGCATGGTAGAGACAGGCTAACTGTGCCGCCGTTGGCACCTGCTGACCCGGCACCGGTCCCCGAACCGCCTGCGCCGCCGCTGCCACCTGCACCACCATTGCCGGGGTTCGCGGCCCCACCAGTAGTACCAGCGGAACCTGTGGCGCCGCTGTTGCCGCCTGCGCCACCGCTGCTACCGCTACCACTGCCTCCAACTGTCTTGGCCGATAGAGCGGTTCCGCCTCCCGCAGCCCCCTGGCCGCTAGCTGAGGTACCATTATTGCCATTATTATTAATCGCGCCAGCACCAGCGTTGGTCAGGTCGAGTGTGCCTTTGACAAACAGTTTGTAGCTTGCGGTGTTGATTTTTGCTGTGCCAGAGATCGTGACATTGTTGTAGTACATATCTCTGGTCAGCGTTGTCGTGCCAGAACTGATAGTGAGATTACCGTCGGAACCATCCCCGAAGAACTGAATATTATCCAGCATGGGAGCCCACGACGCATTCCCGTTGGCATCACTCACGAGTGCCCTGCCAGCAGCCTGGTTACCATCCAGGTATTGCAAGGCGTTGGTAATCACTGTGTTCAGGAAGCGCATTAGCCAATCACCGTCACTACATACTGCCCCGACGAGGGCGCCGTCGCAAAGATAACCGTGATAGTATCCAGTGTGGTCGCCCGTACATCCGCGTAAATCTGCTCATACGGGCTGGCGGACTGACGGATCGACACCACTACATCGCGCGTATTCAGATTGTGCGTGATCGTGAAGCTGGTCGTTGACCCATCGCCTATCGTTGTAGTGACCTTTCCGGGAATGGGAAACGTTGTAATCGTTGTGCCATCGCTCGCCGGCTTGGTCTGCTGCCATTGCGCGTTGGACTCGCTGTAAACGACGGAAACATCTTTGCGCGTGGTGTTGTCGGTGTGCAGCCGTTTGACGAGCAAGCCCGCATCGCTGTTTTGTGAGGCCAGAGTGATGTTATCGTTGAGAAGCATGGTGCTGTCACCAATGTTGAGCTGAGTGACAGACACCTCATCAATGTCACCAGCGACAATCAGCTTGTTGACCTTGAGGTCGCCGTAGCTGCTGTCACCCGCATTGCGGATTGCCACAACACCGCTCTCATTTTTCAGGCGAGGACCACTGTTGCCGGAGTCAAGCTGGAAGCTGGTTTGCGTGGTTCCGGTGTCGGTGTTCTGGCTGTGGCGCTTGGTCACCGCATCGGCCACATTTGCTGCCGATGCACCACCTACCGAGTTCACGGTGGCGGCGACATTGCCAGGCCCCGTCGCACTGACATCGCCCGTTAAGCCTGTGATACCACTGCCGCTACCGCTTTGCTGGTCAAGCTGCTGCCAGGCCGTCCCATTGTAGATGTAGAAGTGGTGGTCAGTGGTGTTCTGGTAAATCTGGCCTTCCACCGGGCTAGACGGCGCTGTTGCCAGTTTCTGGATCACTGCATTGAGCAGCTGGTTTTGAGTCAAATCGAGATTGACAAGAAATTTGGTCATTGTCGCGGCTCCTTAGTTGAGAAATGCCTGCCCGCTGAACGCGGCGCTGAAAGTGATTCGCACCTGCGAGTTGCTGAGATACTGAACATCTCCGGTCACCCGTGTGCCAGCGCTGTCAATCACCGTCACATCCGGGAAGCGATTGAGCGGGTGGTTGATCACCCACACGCTGGCGGGCACTAGCTGGTCATGGACATACGTGGTCTGCCGGATGGTCAGCAGTTCCGCTATATTGTCGTAGGTCATACTCAGACCGCCCGCTGGTACAAGAAAGGCCACCACCCGCTGGTCAATCAGTTGGTCCAGGTTGATGCTCCCAATATTGACATTGTAGATGGGTGGCGGCGGCACAATGACCGGATAGCCTGTGGAAAGACCGTCCCAGATACGCAGTCCCATGTACGCCTCCTGCCGCCACCAACTTAGCACTCTGCTGTCAAGTATTTGTTGAGAACGAGCTAGTATTCGCCCGCTTCGACAATCACTGAAAAGTCAACTGTTGTGGAGCCAGTGTAGGTCATGGCAATGGCTCTTCCATAGTTGCTGCCCGAGACTGTACTGTCGCCTATCTGCAAATCATTGGTGAGATCGAGCGTATAGGCCCAGGCCGCCGTTGTGTCGTTGGGTGTTACTGCTGTCATGGGTATCTCTTTCCAGAGATAGTAAGCGGCATTGCCATCTGACACCCATAGTCGAACTAAGCCTGCTGCTGTTTGCGCAAGTGCAGTAATTGTGATACGCTTGACCAACTGCCCGCCATGAGCACTGGCAGACATGAGGTCGGTAATATTCGTTGGGTTGTTCCGGTTAGAATCTGGTGACTGACTGACAATGGTGCAATAGACCAATGGTTTATTGATGAAAATCGGTTGGCGATTGGTGACAGACATGGTGCAAATCCTCCGGGTCTAGAATTGAGACGAAAATAGATAAAGTGAAGTTGCGGCTTGGGCAGCCAGATCGACAGGAGCAGCAGGAGCCTGAAACTTTGTTTTCAGTTCCACAACACCGCCGCCCAAATCGGTTAACGAATTGGGGCTGACACGAATTTCGGTCACGTCGGACACATCGGGATTACCATCAGTTTCTTTCACACGCAGAGTGAATATCTGCGGGGCTTGGCTGGTGCCTGCAACCCAACCAGTCCAATTAGAACGATCCCCATCGGCGCTGACAGATCGTACACGAACATACTTCGTCACACTGTATTCTGATGTCACCAGAATAAAGTAGCTTCCACGAGTGGTCAGGATGGGCTGATCGCCCGTTCCAGTTTGCATTTGCACCTCAAAAGCAACTGGCACAAGTGCAGGCGTACTCCACTCCCATATAATCATGCCAGTGTAATTCTGAGCGCGCAGGCCTATCGGTGGGGCAATTTGCCTGATCTGGCCTGTGCCAGTGGCAACGTTTTTCCCATCCTGGATACCATAGGCAGCTATTACGACCCACTCGCTGGTCCGAGTGGGCCGGATTAATACACAGCGATCTCCGATACTCATCGAGGGGTTCAAGCGCTTATCTGCATAGGCACGTTGCGCATACGACGAACCATTGACCTGCACATAGACCAGGCCGCTCTGCCCGATGCTGTCAATGCGCCCTTCGGCGATCTGCGCCCTTTGTGCATCCCGGATCAACTTATCAATTGCGTCAAGGATATCGCCCTGTGCCATCGGTTACGCTCCGTAGATGTAGGCCCGAGCCTTGATACTGGCCGTACCTTCGGTAGGTGTGAGGTTGAGGTTGATATCGTTGATGATGAAGTTCTCTCCCTTGACGGTGACCACATCGCCCATTTCGAGCAGTGGGCGGTATGGCGCAGTGAATTCCACTGTATGGTAGACTTCTTCCTGCCGTTGGATAGAACGAATGGCCTCTCGGTAGCAGTCTCGCTCGCTCATCAGGTATGGGTTATTGAAGCTCTTGAAGCGATGCGGCCCCAGGTCAGTCCGAATAAACTCGGCTTCCTTGTAAGCACCAAGCATCCTGGCGTGCGTGACAAGCTGGCGGCGGTCAAAGCTGGGTGCGTACTGCTCCAACTCGCTGTCGGTGTAACTGTAGACAGGTGTGGCTGCCGTTGGATACCAGGCGTACAACCTGCCATCGTAGCGCACAAAGAAGCGAGTGTAGCGTCCTTCCATTGCCCGCGACAGGCCAGCCATCGGTGTTTCTTCCGGGTCGAGGCTGTTCCACTCCACCAGTTCAGTTAGCTGTGGAACGACCAGGTTCTTCGCCTCTACAAAGGCGTTGACCATTGTGCCGATGCCGATGTAGTAGGCTGTTTCCGGCGGGTCTTTGATCCACTCACTGAATGTGAAGAACAGCCTATCGTTGACCCAGATGGAAACGACCAGCCAGAGGGAGTCTTTGTCTGTTGTGAAGGCCATCTCGCGCACCGAGACGGTGACATTGCCAGAGGTCGGAACAGCTACCGGATGCTTTTGCAACAGCACATAGGTGTTGGTATTGTGGTTGTACTTCATGAGGTGTGGGTAGCCATTCGCGTCAAAGCCCGCCCAGTAGTGGCACTTGCTGAATGCCGTCGCATCAGGCTCGCGGGCATTCAGAATGAAACCCCGGCCATGTGTTTGAGGCATGTAGGCCCGGATCACGTAGTTATGAGGCACTTCCTGATGAGTATAGACGATGCCCGAATATCCCGCTCCGGTTGGCGTGTAGATAATGCTTGCCCCACTCTTGGTGATGGTTCCAGCGACAGAAGCCCAATCGCTGGTGGAGGAGGTTGCGCCATCTACAGTACGCTTGAACTGATAGTTCAGGATGCCCGCAAACGTACCATAGGTGCGGAACGCATCTTCAACGGTACGAGGCCCGGCCATATCGTTCACGTAGTTGCGGATGAACGTGATACAGACTTCGGGCGGGTATGGGATCAGGTCATTCCCGGCATCATCGACCCACCCATCGTTGAATGTGTCATCGTAGTTGTTGTCATACTGGTCCCAATCATGCTGCTGGGCCTCAAACGTTTGTTCCTCAAGTGGGTTTGGGAAAACACTGGCGGCATTTATTGCAAATATGGACGCAGGGGCATCGTGATATGTGGAGTTATCAGTGTCGTCTGGATAGATTCTGATACTGTCTGAACGGGGATAGAACGGATCACTCGTATAAAATCCATAGAGAGCAAGCCACTTCGGATGGCTGCGCCACCCAACTGGCATCAGCACATTATTGTGTATCGAGATTACATAATGATTAGACGACGTCCCCGGGAATGGGAAAGAGCCATCAGTAGAGATATAGGTATGACAGGAAGTCGGATAAGCAGTACTGTTTGTATACGCAGCATTCAAACACCATATAACATTATTGCCAGTGATATTGTCGATGATCGTAGTACAAGAGAACACTTTCTGTGTCGCCGTTACCATATTATAGAAGTTATCTGCATCCAGCAGCCAGTTATTAAACCACCACACTATCACTCTGACCCGTTGCGTGGACAAATTCATGATCGCATAAGCCGTGATAACCAGCTTGTCATCTCGATTCTTAATACCGCCAGGAAGCATCCTGGGGCAGACCACAGAAGGCCAAATTCCCTGAATCGGGCCAGAGGACCCGCTCATCGTAGTATCATCGATAGTGACACTTGGGCCATGAATTCGCTTCCAGGTCTTGCCGCCATCGACAGAACGGTAAATACCGCCCTGAGGCGAGTTATATGGTGTTCTGCCTGTGCTGACCCATATGTTATTTTTGTGGTAGTATGACGCTGCCAATGACTGTTGACCTATAAAGCATGTGCAAATCGGCTGCGAAACTTTGACAGATGCAAAGTAATCGTTTGTATAATAAACATACATGTTGTGGAAACTGCCGGTGTAATAAGCATAGTTAATATTGTCAACGCCCGCAAATTCAAACACGAGCCAGAAAAATGTCCCTTTGGCGACAGGAGAACAAATGGCGTCGCTCCACATTGTCCTACCCGATGACGCCGGGAGTGCAAAGACCTTGTTCCAGACGGCAGGACGAGCGGTTAAATCTGGATTCTCGTAGATGCCATTTTGCGCGAACAAATAAGCGCGCTTGGGGTCATGGATGTCATTTACCAGTTTATAGGCATAGCCCATTTCCGAGCGTTGGGCATAAGTGGGCGAAATATCATCCTCAGACCAATTGGAATAATTTGCATCATGCGTTGCAAAGAAAACTTTCCCGTCTGGCGTTAAAGAATACAGGCCGAGTGGCTCGTAACTGTCTTCGATCAGATCTTCGCCGAAGTCTGGATCTGGCGGGAACCCATTGTCATCGAACATCTCCCCGACATCAATGAAGGGTACTTCAGGCTCCCAATCCGCAAGCGAACTGTAACCTTTGCCGATCACGCCAACGAAGCCACGTTCCTGCGGGCGGGTTTCAACCATGACGGCATCGCTGGCAATCCGCTCAGCGCCGCGCTGGATATGCGTCAGAGCCAGTGTCCAGGAGATGCCATCGGTGCTGTACCAGCAGGTAATTGTCGCGTAGCGGAAGTCTACGCGCAGAAACCGGTAGTTGTTCACAATCAGGTTGGTCCAACCCATTGGGCCAGTCGAAGCGAGCTCAGTATCCACCCCGGCCCGTCGCTCGTACAGGTGCAGCTTGTCATCTGCCTGTCGGTACCCGAACCAGAGCAAGTTGTCCTTGTCACTGGCCCGGAACACAATCCCAGCATACTCATTGTCGTTGTTTTTCGCCAGCCTGAACCCGATCTGCTGGTTGCCGTTCCAGAAAGAGTCCTCCGAGAAGGTCGAGAAGGCGACGCCTTCGTCATTGTCGGCGGTGAGAAGCAGCGTTTCCTGATCGGTCTTGAAACCGCCGCTAAGGGGTGAGGTGTGCTGCATCCCACCGTAGCTGGTTCCGGTCTTGTCGGTGAAGCTATCACTGCCCACAATCTGGTTCTGCCAATAGTGCGCCTGCTCGCTCTCGAACCGGTCTTGCATCCAGGCCAGATGGTCGCGGCTGGTCACTTTTACCACTGACTCATAGGAATTGTCGTTGACGATGTGTTCCGGGTCCCAGGTATCAACCTCATGGATGGAAACCTGTTGGAGCACAGCGCCCGATGGGGTGTCGAAGCCCCACTCGTAAATCAGTGCCCATGTGTGCTTGGGGTTTGTGTACAGGTCTTGCGTCAGCAGTTCATCTTCGTTGGCTAGCAGCAGTGATGCCTGCGACACAGAACCGAGCGTCATCTGGAAGGACTGGATGCGATCTGTTATATCCAGCGAGATAGACGAGACCCCGAACTGCAAGGTCGCCGGTGAGCGGAAGGTGTGCCGGCGGCTGACGGCATACAGGTAGTTGCCTGACAGCAGCAGCTTGAGCGTGCTGTGCGAGTTGGCCGCAATGTCGGAGATCACAAACCCGTTGGTCCAGAACCGCCCGTCCTTGCTGGAATAGAGGCGGTACTTCACAAAAGGGTGCTCCAGCGAGCCGTCGCCCGTTGCGGCAACCAGGAACATCGTGTCGCCAATGGTCGAGAGCCGCACACATTCCCGGAAGCGCCAGTTTGTCTGCTGGTCAAGCAGGTCGATGGGAAAGTGGTCGGAAAGGATATGATCCTGATACCAAAAGCCCAGGATGCCGCCGCTGCGGAAGATGTACTTGACCACCTTGTTGTCGATGTAACGGGCGGATGTTCGGCCCGGCACATCAGTAGACAAGATAATCAGCGCCCGATCCGCATCGTCCGCAGTGGGCATGTGCCTGCCAGTTAGTGACCGGATTGCCGTCGAGAGATGCAGGCCAGTCTCAATCATGGTCATCGAAGGGAAAGCGTTAGGCAAACTAAGCCGGATGGTATGCGTGCGGGTTGCTGGGTCAATCTCGCTCCACAGCACCCGCCCCACCCCGATGGCGCACAGCGTTAGAGAATTCCGCCACTCATCGGTATTGATATTCGCCATGTTCAGGCAGCTTTGCCAGGCCGACCAGGTCTGCCCGTAGTCGCTGGATGTGGTAACGTAGATATGGCTGCGTCCCATCTGGTAGAGATAAACGACTCCGCTTTCGGCCCACAGCGACAAAGGCGGCAGCAGGTCGCTGGGCTGGTTGGGGATGACTGTGTGCGTCCAGGTCGTGCCATCATAGCACTCCACCAGCCCAGGATGCGTCACGCGCACCAGATGCCCGTTAAGTGCCACAGCATCGAAGTCAATGCCAGCAGCATTGGTCACATTGGAGTCTGTATGAAAGGCCGCATTCCCGAAGTCAGGCGACCACAGGTGAGCCGTCACTCGATATTTGGCCGCCTCAAGCTGGCTCGACAGAACTGCATATTCGCTGCTGGTCAGGCCTGTTTCAGACAGAGTAATCATCGGTTAGCTCCACCTCAACGTAGTAGCGCGGTAAAAGGGTAGTGAACTGCTTCAAGTCGCCTATGGCCGTCAGAACCATCTGGCGCACCGCAGGCGTGTGATTTTGCCCGTCGTTGGGATGGTAGTGGTCGCAGACATAGACACGTTTGCCTAGCATGGCAATCATTGCATCCAGGCGCTGACGAGTGGTCAGCGTGCCATCGCCTTCGACGCGCACAATATACTTGTAGCCCGTAAAAACCACCGGGTTCCCACTCTGCTGTAGCGTGTGCGTGCGCAACTTGCCATTGATAGCCCTGCGCACTGCCATCATGACGGTAGGCACTTCGATGCGGTCTGAGGTTTTCCAGGTCAGGGTTGGCGCATATTCAGGTGCGCCGGTGAGATTCAAAGCGAGATGAATGTGGTCTTGCACGGGGTAAGACATTGTCAGTTAACCCCCTTTCTCGCGAAGGCTTTGTCGTATATATCCAGCCCGGTCTTAGTTGCACTACGCACATCGTTGGTATAGATATGTTGGGTCAGGTTGCCACGACCAGCTTCGGCAATCTTCTTGAGCCAGGTCACCGCTTCGCGCAGGACAGTGACGGTTTCCTTGTCGGAGCCGCGCACAACGAGCGCGCCATCCTGCGGAACCACGTACTCGCCGGCCTCAACGACACCGGCTGGCTCATAGCGATGGCCTGTACCAGTATACCCACCTGCGCCGAATGAGGGCAGTACTTCCCCGCCCAGGCTATAGGTGCGAGCAGCAGCAGGACTGCGGGCGGGCGTTGCACTGGAGCGCGACAGTGCAAGTTCGTGGCGGCTGATAGCAATGGCTGCTGCGTTTTCGGCCTGCGTTACCTGCCGGGCTGCTGCCACCCCTTGTCGCAGGTGATTGACAGCCTCATGCAGTGCGTTGTTGTATTCACGCATGGCCTGCACGACTTTGGGTAACAGTTCACCTGTCCTGGCCTGATACTGCGTGTACTTGTTGGCTTCATTGGCAGCGCGGCTCATGTCGGTCAAATGTTGGTTCAGTGCAGCAATCTGAACCTGAGCGTCATGCGAGCGCTTCATCATCTCTTCATGCTGCTTGAGGTCGACTAGCGCTTCGGCCCGCGACAGTGCACGGCTTTTCATTTCCAGTTCGCGGTTCTGCATAATGAACTGGCGTTCTTGCTCGTACTTCTGGCGCTGCAACTGCATGGACTGCGCCTCAAGCGCCCGGTGCTGCTCGAAGTGCTGGCGCTCCATGTTCAGCGATTCTTGCTGCCACTGTTTGGTCTGTGCGAAGTGAGCGCGTTCCCGAGCAAACGATTCTTCTTGCCATGTACGCTGTTCCCGAGCGCGCGCCTGTTCCCGGTCATTCTGCCCGGCCTCCATCGCGTGCGAGATGACTGCGCGCTCACGTTCGCGCATCAGGTCTACCCGCTCGCGCCCACGCGCGTAACGGATGTTCCGGTCAAAGTCCTCCATCTGCCAGCCGAAACTGATTTCGCTTCGGGCGCGACTGTATTGGAGATCCTGCATCTGCCATTCGGCATGCCGTCTGGCATGGGCCTGGCTAATCGTCATCTCTTGCTCTTGCCAGGCCGTCTGCATTGCTAGCTGCCGCTGTCGCAGGCCAAACTGCTCATTGAATTGCTGGCCTTGCAATGCGAAGCGCGCCTGGCTGATGCCAAGCTCTCTCCCCTGCATCTCATACTGGTAGTCTTGCTGTCGCCAGGACAGCCGGCGCTGCGCGTCCTGCAAGGCCCACTCGCCGCCGCTGGCAATCGCATCAGCCACATACTGGCCGCCGCCAGCCGCCCGGATAGCGCCTGCCTGCGCTGCAAGACCTTCCCCAGTCATAAAGGCCCGGCGACGAGCAAGCTGCTGGGTCTGCATCTGGTATTGGTACTGCTCAAGGTCAAACTGAATGGTGGCAATCTGCGCCTGTGTTTCCACCATGTTCATGCCGGAGATTTTGCTGTAATCCATCCCGGCCAGTTGCGCATACTTCGCACCGATACCACCAAACTTCGTGTCGATCTGCATGTATGCCTGGCGCTTGGGGGCCTGGATCTCCTCATCGTACCCGGCTTCCATACCCTTCGTGCCCCCATATCTGCCAGTCTGCACGCTGTACAGATATTGGTTCTGGGCGGTCATGCCCTGGTTGGCGACATACTGACTGAGGGCAATCGGGTCGCCACCGATCCGCGCCATAAGCGCCTGGAACTGCGGGCCGCTCATGGATGTCGCGGCTCTCTCGAGCATAGACCGGTAATCCGAAAGCTGTGCGGTGGTGTTGTAGGCAGCCTTCGACTCAAGATAGTTCATCGCCTGACCATATTGCACGATCTGGCGGTTCGCCTCAAAGATCTGCTCGTCGGTCTTGGCAGTCTGAGCTCGGCGCTGCAATTCCATATACGCCCCGGTCTCGGCGCTCAGGCCTGTGATGGCCTTGACATTGATCACCGCCTGTTCTGCATTGAGAACAAGCTGCTGGTTCTGCGGGCCAGCACCTTCAAAGCTTTCGAGCGTTCTGGTCTTTAGTCCGCCTAAGCGCGCCATCTGGTTGTACTGTGCCATGACCCGCGCATCCTGCTCCATTGCACGGTACGTAGGCAGGTCTTCGCCAGACTTGTCAAAGAGCGCCTGCTGCTGTGTTTGCAGCGCGCGCCATTCGGGACTGCCGACGCGCACATTGCCAGCAACGGCCAGCGCCTCGACCATATTCATCGGGTTCACGCCGCGAGTTGCCTGCTTGATGTAGTTGCTGATGGCAGCCTCATCGACGGTCTCAGTATCCCATTTCTGCCCGAATTCGCTCATCCACTGGAAGGCAGCCGATTTCTGAGCAGAACTGGCAAATGGCGAAACTTTCTGGAACAACGTCGCCAGACTGCTGGCTTGCTGTGTCGTGACGTCATACCCAATGATCATGGCGTTCGCCAGACCAGCGACAGTTCCAGCATTTTGCTGGCCCGCTAGCAGTTCGTTAACTTTCCCGGATTTGTTGAGAGCTTCCAGGTACGCCTTGTACCCGCCAGCGCCCTGGTCGCTAAAGATGAGCGATGACCCCGCATAGCCAGCCTGGGTCATATCGATGCCAAACTGGGCATCAATTTGACGCTTGGCCTCTGCCTTTTGCGCAGGCGTCAGGTTGGGGTTGTTGTCGATGTCAGCTTTCTGGTCGGCGATGCGCCTGACATCATCGACGGAATATGTTGGTGTCTGACCGGCGGCACGTTGCGCTTCAACTACTTGCCCGATCTGCTTCATGATGCCAGGTATGACGCGCTGATAATAGACACCGCGCTGCTGATCGCCGTACCATTCGCCAATCTTGAACAACTGCTGCTGGAAGTTCAGAGAGGCAATATTTTCTGGTGTCAGGCCCGCAATTTGCGCCAGGCTCGCTGCGTCGCCCATGACATCGACACCGGCAGCTGCGCCACGCCCCAGGATGTCAGCGGTTTTCAGAATGCTTTCCGCGCCTTCTGGCTGTGCCCAGGCCCCTTCCCAGCCAATTTCGGCTGCGAGCGCCGCGATGCTCTCCCTTTGATCATCCTTGAGATACTTGTAGCGTTCCTGATTGCGCTTGAACAATTCGGTAATGTAATTCGAGCGCAGCAGCGGGTCGTTGTACAGATCAATCTGGTGCCGTACTTCGCGGCCATACTTGTCCAGGAATTTCCTGACGCGGTTGGGATACTCCTGGCTTGTCTGGTAAAGACCTTTGTCGATCATGTCGTTGATAGTATCGCCATAGTCTTCGATCCAGACTCTTTGAGATGAATCGCCAGTAAAGCGCTCTTTGATCAATTGCCAAAGCCGGCCTGTTTGCGCCCCAAAATCGCGCTGCTTTGTAGCGTCGAGATACCTGGACACCGCCTCTAACGGCGCAGCGGTCTCATAAGAATGTATCTGTCCGACGAAACTGGCTCCTAACCCGGCTGCTGCACCTATACCCACTGCAATTGGATTCCAGCCTGTGAGCAAGCCCAGAGCAGCGGCTCCCATCATACCTGTCTGGATTGTCGCCTGCCCTGTCGCCACGTTCTGCGTGCCAAGCCAGCCAGTCAGCATATCTTGAATGCCGCCGATAGAGTGCTCAGTCGCACGCCCAAGTGCGAGTTGCCGATTATGCTGCAAGATCATGGGATGTACCGCTTGCGAGTACATCTCCATGCCGACGCCGCTCATGCCACCATAGAAGTCCGTGCCGATCTGTGCACGAGCGATGCCCGCCTGGTACTGCAAATACTCCTGACGCGCACCGAGCAGTGGGTCAATAAATTCTTGCTGGAAGCGCCGGATGTTGTATCCCTGGCTGATCATCTGGGCAGGCACAGCCAGTGTACGGCCAAGTGCCATTGCCGCATCAAACTTGAGGCTGCCCTCCTCACCGTACCAGCCCTTCTCGATGGCTCTTCGCATGGCAGCTTGCCCAGCGCGGCCATGCTGCAAGAATGGCTGGAACTTTTCCATCAGACTAGGCTGGTCAGCCTCTGGCTCGAAGAAGCCATCGACGTTCCTTGCTGTGCGAACGCGCTGGGCCAGGCTCTTGCCCTCAATGTCACGCCCGTAGAGAGCATTGCCGATTTGCCGCAGCCAGGCATTCCCGCCAGCTTCTTCGTAGGCAGCCAGGAATTTGGCATTGTTGGGATCCTCTGGGTTGGCGCGGGCTTCTCTGACGCGATCCCGGATTTGGTTGAATGCTTTCTCGCTGATTTCGATTTGCGCCGCTTGCTCTTTGGAAAGCTTGCCGCTCTGCTCGGTCAGCTTGCGCATTGTGTCGCGCAGAATGCTGAACGACTTGTTGAGGATGTCAACATTTGCGGCCAGGTCAGCGCCACCAAGATCTTCGCGGCCCGGCTTGGGCGGCCTGCCAGCAGATTGGCCGCGAGAAGAGCGAGCGGTTCTGGGGATATCGGCCAACCCTTCTGCCAGGCGAGTACCTGTTTCGCCTGATAGCATCTCATTGACCTGACCGATTTCGGTTTGCGTCCAGTGTATTCCGCCAGTGCGCTCACCAGTAGCCGGATCCAGTGGACCGCCCAGAAAAGCGTTGACAATTTCATCAGTGACTGCGCTGGATGTACCGGCAGCCTGTTCACGCATGGCGCTCGCCAAACCGGTAAGAAATGTACGGCGGTCTTTGCTGATTTTGTCAAAAAGTTTGGCATCTTCCGATGTAAGCTCTTCACCGTGCTCCATCTTGGCAAGGATGCTTGCTAGTTTTTCGGGGGCAGACCGCAAGCGTTTCGCCGCACTGAAGATAGCAAGCTTGTCATGCGCAATACTAGCTGTCGGATCATCGGTGCCCAACTCTGGTTTGGTGGGCTTATCTACCGCTTTGGCGCGTGAAGTTCTGGGGATATCGGCCAACCCTTCTGCCAGGCGAGTACCTGTTTCGCCTGATAGCATCTCATTGACCTGACCGATTTCGGTTTGCGTCCAATGTGTGCCACCCGTGCGCATGCCGGTAGTAGGGTCAAGTGGACCGCCCAGAAAAGCATTTACAATTTCCTCGATAACTGCATTGGATGTACCGGCGGCCTGATCGCGCATTGCTCCTGACAAACCAGCAAGGAATGTACGTCTATCTTTACTGATTTTGTCAAACAGCTTGGCATCCTCAGACGTGAGTTCTTCACCACGTTCCATCTTGGCAAGTATTCCAGCCAGCTTTTCCGGCGCAGAGCGCAAACGCTTAGCTGCACTAAAGATCGCAATCTGATCATGCGCGATGCTGGCTGCGGGGTCATCGGCACCCAACTCTGGCTTAGCAGACTTACCAGTTGATTGGCCGCGAGATGTTCGGGGAACATTTGCCAGTGCTTTCGTCAGGCGAGTACCTATTTCGCCTGACAGCATCTCGTCTACCTGACCGATCTCGGTTTCTTTCCAAAATGTTCCGCCTGTTCGCACGCCCGTCACTGGATCATGCGGGCCGCCCATGTAAGTATTGGCAATTTCATCGGCAATCTCATTGGATATGCCTAATTCTTGCGCCTGTATGGCGCCCGACAAACTCATGCTAAACACGCGCAAGTCTTTGTCGATTTTGTCAAACTCCCTGGCATCTTCGGGTGTGAGTTGCTCGCCAAGCTCAAGCTTGGTGAGCATAGCGGTCAGCTTCTCTGGCGCAGACCGCAAGCGTTCAGCTGCGCCAATGATCACGTTCTTGTCGTGAGCAGTATATTCTTTTGCTCCCTTCATGATTTTGACCGGGATAGAGAAGTTGCGCTCTGTGACACGAACGCCACCCCATTTCGCGATATTCACATCCCGCATCCCCGAAGACTTGTCCCAGAGCATGGATGATTGCCATCCAGGAGGCATCGGCGGCTGTCCTCCACCTGGCAGCAAAGGAGGACGGCTGCCTCCCGGAGGTACAGGAGTGCGTCGCTCGGTTTTGCTGTCGGCAACATTGATCGAAACGCCTTCCTGCAATGCGGAACGGGCCACGCTTTGCTTGGTTGGCATTGGCAGAGGTTCTTCGGCTTCGGCACGCATTTCATCGACAACTGCCAGGTCCTCTGCTGTTGGCTCATACGGCCCATACTTTTCATCTATCTCACCGGCTTCAGCGAGATCGGCTTCTGCTTCAGCCAAGTCAATCCCCTTTGGCCGAGTGACTGTAGGCTGTGCGGCACCAGATGGTACTTGCACCTGCTGTGCTGGCGCGGGCGGCAGTTCGGGGGCTGGCGGCGTCACAGCTGCTGTAATCGGCGACAAGAGTTCGGGCGCGACGGGCGCAGCACTCGCGCGTGACTGAGCTTGCAGCGCTTCCCAGGCGGCCTTGCTGATAAACTTGCCAGTCTGGGGATGCTTGTACCGGGCCCGCTTTTTCGGCGTCGCTGGTTCAGGTGCAGCGGGAACGGGTTCCGGTGTGGTAGGTGCGGGCACGACTGGTTCGAGCGGCAACGTGGCAGGCGCCGGGGGTGGCGCGACGGGTTCGGAGATAGCAGGCGGAGGTTCCGTCGCCGCAGGTGCAGGCGCCGCGAGTTCGGCTGTTGGAATAGATGGCTGCGTTGGCAGCGCCTCGATCTCAGGCGCAATGGGCGTCACCGCCTGGGCTGCCTCAACAATTTCCGGTGGAGCCTGCGTCAGCAATTCTGGTTCCACAGGTTGAGCAGCAAGCATAGCTTCCTGCTCGCTCGCAGCGTTGTTGCGTGCACCTGGAAAGTCGCTCAGGCTAAGGCCAGACAGACCCAACCCCGACAACAGACGGTTAAATATACGGTTGGCTGTAGCGAAGCGCCCCGTCTCTGGGAATAAACGGCCACCCAAACCAACGAGCATCCTTGCCATGCGCGATGCAGGCTGTTTGTCTTTCGAGAGCAACGCCGTCACATCCTGGATGCGTTGCCCCATTGGGGCCGCTTGCCGAAGGACATCATTGAGCGAGTTATTGGTGAACTGACTACCCTTTTGAACTGTCTTATGCGCTGCCATCTGCAAAAGGCCTGCCGCTGGCGCATTACCCAGAGCATAGTACGAGTGCGACTGGCCCTCGACAGTGCCGCCAGCCATCTTATTCAGGTAGACTTGCAGGTCGCTGGCAATACTCCAGGTGTTTGCACCTTCAGCGCGCCCCGCTTCAATTTGCTGGCGCACATACGCACGTTCTTCGGGCCCCATGTTCGATGAGGACAGGAAATCGGCAGCCAGTTCTGGCGACAGTTCGCTGGCATTGATCACGCCCTGGATCAGGTTGGTCGTGGCAATCGCAAAGCTATCAGACCGGTTTTTCTGGTTGCGGTTCATGCCAGTGAGAGACTGCCCCGGCCCGTAAAAGCCAGTGACCAGATTGGTACGGGAAACATTCATCAACTGGCGAACGCCCTCACTGACTGGCTTCTTGTCAAGCGGGTTTTGGTAAGTGGCAGCCACAAACTTCGAGAGGGCTGAGTACGCCTGATCGTCGCCGTGCGCAATCATAGTGGCTTGCGCCATACGCCACCAGTTGTAAGTTGCGCCAATGTCAATACCAGCCTGGAACAGACGGCCTGCATTGCCCGCGCTCATCTCTCGCCGGCTCAGAACAGCCGGTTTCTTGGTCAGATAGTTGACCGCCTTCTCACCGTAGTTCCATAGATCAACTAAGGTCCCAAGCTCGCCTGCCGGATGTTCAGCAGCAGCGCGCTCGATGGCCTCACTGCTCGTGGCTTCCAGCATAGTGCGCCCGGTAATGGCGCCTTTCTCATCATATTGGTAACTGCTGGTCGTGACCTGCGTGGCCCTGTCTGCATCGGTATCGCCACCGCCGGCCTGCGTGAGCGCCTCACTTTGGATAATACCGTTCCGGCGCACTCTCTTCTTGCTGCCCCGCAGCTGAAGGACACCCTCACTGTAAACATTCGTGACAGCACTATACTGTGTCTCCGGGGAGGAGCTTGGCAGGCGCACGGTCAAATGCGTCGCCATCGGCTTGCCTTCCCGACGAAGCCGGCGCAACTCCCTCACAATCCATCGACGGTTCTCCGGCGTATCAGCAGCCCCCTGCTCGACAGCCCGCGCCATCTCCATATCCACTATTGTCTGGAAGTGCATAAACTGCTCGTTCGCAGCAACACCTTCCTCGGTGGTGTAGGTATAGTTACGGGCAGAACTCGATGACACGCCCAACAGATTGTGCCTGAATCCAGGAGTACTTGCGAGCTCATACTGCTTACCAACGAGCCCAGCAGCCTGTTCTTCTGCGTCTGAGTAATCGAGCGACTGAGCGCGACTGTTCAGGATCTGGTCAGCCAGGTTGACATATCCGCGTATCAGTGGCGATGCTTCGTCGCCCTCCTCATTGGTCGCTGTGAAATGGCCCATCGCATTCGGTGAAGCAAATAGTCTGCCGCCCATCGAGAGCATGGTATCGCCGAAGGTCTCTTGCAGCGCTGCCATACGCGCCTGCTGCATCTCGGCCTGCGTCGGCTTTTCTCCGCTTTCGCCAATCAGTCTGTTGTATGCTTGCAGGTACTGCTGAGCCTGTTCTTCGCTTGCCTGTTCCAGCGTGGCGACATTCAGGCCCTCTGCTGAGCCGATGCCCGCACCGACCAGTGCGGCACGAGCAACTTGCAAATAAGCTGCATGTCTTTTCGCGCCAACTGTCATGAGGAAGGAGGTATCCCCTTGAATATTGGCAGCCCAACCCGTCAGCATCTCGAAGTTCAGATTGGCAGTATCCCGGGACTGTTCGACGCGCGGGTTGGTCAGGCGCTTGTCGCGTACAAAGGCCACGTTGGTGATAATTGCATAGCGCCCGTCAGACAGTTCGCGTGGCGCAGCAGCCAGCACGCTTGGCAGCTTTTCGGGTGAAATACCATAGGCCTGGCGGAAAGCCGCCAGACGTTCACGATCTTCCTTGATCAGCGTATGTAGTTCGGAAGCCGTAACGACCCGGTTGACCTGTGCGACGTCGATGTTTTCGCGCACGAACTGACGATATGCATCCAGTAGGAACGGGCTTAGCTGTTCATCATAGCGGTCATGCGCATGTGGGTCGAAATCAACATACTGGCCGAGCTCTCGAAATTTCGCCAGATGTTCATCAATGGCTTTGTTGTACTCATCAGGCGACATCGCGCCGAAATGTGCTGCCGCATCCTGCAAGACGTCGCCGGAAAACTGCTCAATGAGGTCGGCATCGCGCATCCGCTCATCCAGACCTCGGAAATCCGACACAACCGCATGGCTCTTGCGGCCTGACTTGAGCGAAATGGCATTGCCAGAACGAATAACGTCCTCAAAAATAATTTCATCGCCTTCTTGCCGCCAGCTACCATATGTATGCTCGTCCCAGTTGCCGCCAATATCAACCGGTACACCATTAATATCAATCGTTTGCCCACGACGGCGCATCACCTCCCGGCCTGCATCCAGGGCGGCCCTGGTTTCGTCCGACAGAACAACTTGGCCTTCGGCGTTCGGGGCAATTTTCACTCGATAGGTCGTGCGCTCCCAGGGCGTCCAGCCACCAACGGTCTCCTCATTGAGCAGCGACTGGCCGCTGCCCAACCCCATACCGCCAAAGACCGTGACCGTGTCGAGCGCATAGCCAGTGCGTGTCAGGCCGGAACGGTTTGTTTTGATGGGATCTTCGTGCCATTTACTCCCAATCACACCAGGCCGCGGTCCCCATCCAACCATTTCCTGCACATCGCCTAGCTGGGCACGTTTGGCAGCCTTGAGCGGATCACTTTCGCCCGTCAGCAGGTCACCGCTCCTGGTTATCGCCCAACCGGGAATATCGCCCATCGATGGCGTGTAAATCAGGTGCGATGAGTTCGGCCCACGAATTGTGAAGTCTTTGCCATAATATTGCTCGGGCGAGGCGATATGTGTGTATCCCTGCTCGCGCAGCGAGCGGTGGTACTCCTGGTCGCTGTCCCGTATGTCGAGCGGTTGGTCGCCTGTGTAATTGGGATCAACTTTCACTCTCGCATCAGCGCCAAAGTAGGAAGCAATGCGTGCCCGCAGGCCGACGCCTTGCATCCCAATCATTTCCGGGTTCTGCCGGACACCGCGCGGGACTTCTTCGTCGTGCTCTGATGAGAGAGTGGGCATGCGCTGCATCGGGTCGCGGTTGCCTGCGATGACACGTGCAAAAGCATCACGCTGCGCTTCCAGCGAGGCCGGATCAATAATGCGCTCTCCAAGCCGATGCACGACATCAATCTGCTGGTCGTCAATGCGACCACGCCCAACTGTTCCGGGCTTCAGCCCTGGATCGACACTGATCAGCCGCGTCCAGTTTTGCGATTCGTCGTGGGGGTGTTGGTATGTAAGTTCAATGTAGCGCTCATTGCCAATATCAACCCAGCGACGCTTGTAATATTTTTCGTCGTCTCCCAGAACAGGTGCAATGACCTGCTTCGCATAATTTGCCAGAGCCTGTCGCCGTTCCAGGCGCATGGCTGTTTCACGTTCGGCGAAAGCCGGATTTTCGCTGATGGCATCGAGGCGCCGCCGCATCGAGGTCCGGCCCGCTTCAGATTCCAGATCATAGCGCCTGATGTCCTCTGGCAACATATAGCCGAACTTGACGGCGGATTCGGCGAGTGAGCGTAAGCCCTCCGTAGTACGTAGTGGGTTTGGCCGTGCTTGCGGCTTCGATTGGGCGCGTAGTTGCCGCAACCATTCATCGAAAGAAGGAAAGCCAGGCGCATTTTCGACAGGTTGGGGCGTGCGCGACTGCCAGTCATTAATATTCGTGCCGCCAAAATCCTTGGCTGGCATGTGCGCCGGGCCAGGAAACATTCGCTGGCTTGGAGTGAGCAGGTCATCCAGGCCCCTGCTGGCTCGCTTGATGCCCGCCAATATCTCATCGTCAGTCAGATGGTCAACATTGATATCATCGACCAATTTGCCTATCCGCGTGTTGTAGAGAGTGCCTTCTATCGGGTCGCGAATGAGGATAGTGCCTTCTGGGTATAGCGGGCTCTCGGCGATGATAACGTTTTCTAGCAAGCTCCGGCTGTAGACAATGTCTAGCGGAAGCTGCGTCAGCAGTTTGTATTCTAGCGATTGGGGGTCTGGCGGAATTATCGGCTCGGTCTGGGAAGCACCCGTCCCACTGCCAATCGCGCCCATCTCAGACGCAGTGGCATTGGCATTGCCTTGCAATGCTTCCCACTCTGCTTTGCTGATAAATCTACCAGTCTTGGGGTGTCTGTACCGTGCCATCTTCGTCATCCTTGGCGAGGACGGCAAGCTCGTCGGCCTGCCGTTTTGCCTTGAACCGTTTTTCGGCTGTGATGCACGCTTCGAGGGCCAGAATCAGGAGGTGCGGCTGGTCCAGGTAGCCGCCTTCGCAGGGGAAGGGTATCGGGCCATTTTCGCCGCCAAAAAGCCGGAGCTTCCTGAGAAGAAGGTAGGGCGCCGGGATTTCTGGCGCCTCATCGACATCCATCAGGAGTAGTTTCGCTGTGTCCTGCTTCGCAGTGGCCTCTGCCCTCTCGACCTGGTACGAGAGATAGCGGATTACAGCGTCCTCAAGCTCACGGATGGCGGCGTCTATTCCCCCGCGACGTTGGGGTTCCAGTCTGGATTGACTTCGAGCACAGCTTCAACAATGGCATCAGCTACTACCGATGGCAGCTTGCCCCAAGCCACCTTGAACTGCTCCTCACTCATCGCCAATCGGCTACGCCCGCCCTCTTTGCGGAAGGTGAACATCGGCTTGCCATCTGCATCGAGAATGTTGGTGTCTGCGAGACACAGATAGACCTCTAGTCGATGTTGTTCGTAAGCGCTCCACCGCTGTTTGACTTCAACCTCTTTGGCGCCATCACGGAAAATACGTGACGCCACCGCGAAAAGTTCGGCCCGGCGCTCAACTTCGCGCTGCGTGGCCTGGGCTACAACGACATAAGTATCCTGGTCAGGATCAACATCCGTCGGCAAATTGAGCTCGATGCGTTTCTCGATGGGCGCGCTTAATTTGAAGGCCATTCGTTTTGTCTCCTTGAGTTGTGCAAGTAGGGGAGCGGATTGCTCCTCTCTCCCCTACAGGTTACGACGATGCTGTCAAGGATTGCTTGACAGTTACGACTGCGTGGGCAGCGGATAGGCAGCAGTGTCGTTGACGAGAATCCATTCGGTGTACTCGTCACCGGGATTGGGAGCCAGCACAGTGCAGCGGTAATCCTGGCTCAGGATACCACCACCCACCATACGGACTTCGCTCGCGACCTCCCAGACCGCTTTACTGGCGCGGATGGTCAGCGATTCGGGCGTGTTCTTGCCGGGGATATTCCCAGGCGACTCCACGCGAACCTCAAACGCATAGTTCCCGCCACTCTTGACCGTCTCGAAGGGCTGCGGGGTCCAGTCCGTACCCTTCACCACGCCCGTGTAAACACGCTCGTACAGTTCAGGGTCGTACCACTTATAGGTGAAGCGCAGTGACAGTACGCGGCTCCGAACGATGATGTCATCCATGAAATACGAGCCAGTGACTGCTTCTTCCCGCATGCTGGTCAGGTTGTTGACCCACTCGACAATCACGCCCACGACGGGCAGTTCGTCGGGCGAAATCGTCGGCAGCTTGAAGTACCCCTTGCAGGCGACGGGCACGCTGGCAGTATCCTCAAAATTGTTGGCGTACAGCCAGCTATCCGGGTGATTGTCCCATTTCGGAACACGCCCGATGAAGTCTACACGGCTTTGCACCAGGCCCGTCTGCGGGATAATCATACGCAGGCTGGCGACCTTGCAGTCGTGCCCGGTCAAACCCTTCGGGCGGATGCCATTTTTGCCTGGGATGTGCTTGCGCACTGTCATCCAGGGCAGATCATCATTCGGGGCGCGGGTGAAGGTGTGTGTATACACACCTGCCTCCGGCGTATTGGCTACTGTCGTAACCTTACCGAGCGCGCCAAGCAGCAGATACCCAAGACTGCCGCTCAAGCGCGGGTTGATGGTCGCGCCACCCGCCAGGAACACCAGAGTCTTGTAGTCGCCAGTAGGAACGGCGATACCGCCAACTTCCAGCGGGAAGGTTTCCTGGTTCTGCGCAGCCTCAAAGTTGATGTCTACTGCACGGTGGCGGTAGAACGGAACATCGCTTTCGTTGTACGGCCCAGCATTTTGCCCGCCGCTGAAGGCGGTCTTGGTCAGGTTAGCGCCGGTCACAGAAAGGGCCAGGCTGTTGCCAGCAGTGCCCGCAACCTTCGCCGTCAAGAAAACAGTCTGGTTTTCGGCTTCAGCATCGACATCAGCATTAGCCGTCGTGCCTGTTCCGTACAGCGTGCCTTCACCAGTGTCATCATTGATCGCGTGGGCCAGGTTAGCCATCGACGCCGCGATAGTTGCGCCGATCAGCACATCGTTGGCCGCCGCAAGAGTCGTGACGAACGTGTAGGTTTTGGCGCCAACTGTCACGGTATTGCCATTGCTGATGACACCATTGGCCGCAACCAGCCCCTGAGCCTTCATCGCCTTGACGGTTCCATCGCCATAGCCAACTGCTTGCGGGCCAAAGCTGAAAATACCCTGTTGGGCAGTAATAGTCATTTCAACCACCTCCGCGTATCTTCCATACGCTTGCTATGCAAACCCACTCTTAGCTCAACTAAGAGACCTGCCAGGCGGTAACGGGCGTTAAGCGTGGCAATCGTTAGTTGAACTACCTGCCGAATTTCTCTGTCAGCACCTGCCATCGAATAATGCCGTGCCAGATAAATCGGCCCGGCCCACCACTTTCGGAGTTCTCCGAGTCGGCAACTCGGATGTCCAGGGCGTATTCCCCGAAGGGGTCAACGCCGAATTCCAGCGGCGTATTCTCGATGGCGTCCTCCGCCCGCGACAGAATCAGGTGGGCAAGCTGTTCTGCTGCCGAGCGTTCCCTGACAGTTGGCGGGAAATACAATTCCAGCTTGGTTGTAAAACGTCTATACCACATGCGGCCACTCGTGCCGACGACATAGCCGGGTATATTCTGGCCCAGGCTGACGCCTTCCGATTCGGTGCTTGAGTGCCGCCACTGACCTATATTGTCGGGATCGTTCTGATAGGTCAGGATATTGATTTTGGTCCGCGTCGGGTCTGCTTGTAGCAAGCCAGGGCGTACCAGGCCCGCCTTCGTTACGTCATCCATAGCGATGGCAGTGTTGAGCTCGTAGGTCAGGCGCTCATTCACACCAGCCATAATTGCACTGATGATGGAGATGTCGATGCGTGGAGTTGCTGGGCCTGCAAGTGGCATTGCTAGCTCCCCATCAGCTTGCGCGGGTTAACCTTGTAGAAGGTCTCCCGGTCTTGAGGCGTATAACGCCCCAATTCTTCCTGCGCGCGCCGCATGAAGTAGTCCGACTGCTTGATAGCCGGATTGTGCTCCGGCGTACCCGAATCCTGCCTACGTCGCCACTCATTGATGCCGCTGAACTGGCGCGTATCCGGGTCCATCGAGAAGGCTGCCACAAAGTAGCAAAATGCCTGTTCGAGATACTGTGGAAACGTCAGCAGACTATTGCCATCGATAGGCGGCGTCCATATTTTAAAGTAGTGCAGCGACAGTGTCGCCGTCGCTGGTGGAACGAACGAGAGTGTCAACTTACCATACGGCCATTCCCAATAGCCAGGCGGCACGTCAGCTATGTTGTCAAGACTGGTTACACCAGCAGGCCATACCACTGAAGCCATGCGACGGATTGAGTCCAGATACTGAATCTTCCCACTGTCGGTATAGGCAACCAGAGCGGCTTTCTCGACGCCGCCGATCAGATCGGCAGGTAGATCGAACTGGAACTTCACTCCATCGCAGGCGTAAGTGAGCGTCGCTGCTTCGGCGGTGTGGGCGGAGATGGCAGCACAAGCCCATCTCGCCCACGTCAGCATTTGCGCATCCGTGACTTCGACCATATCGGGGTCTTTCAACATCCCGGCCAGGATGTATCCTTTGAGATCGCTCCACTTGACGGTCATTGAAAGACCCCCTCAGGTAAGTTAAGCGCGGATGCCGTTACCGATCTGGCGGAAGCTGCCGGCGACGTATACAGTTTCCAGAACGCTTGGGTTGTAGACGTTGTAGCCCATGTAGGCGTTCCAGGCGAAACGGTAGGTGCTCAGCGTATCGTCGATGGGCGGAGCCGCCGTGAAGCGCGGCGGGCGAGCCACACCCTGAACAACACCATCCGGCCCGCCGATGAACATACACGCGCTGATGTGCTGGCCCTTCGTGATATAGCCATACACACCGCTCGGCGAGTTCAGATCAACCGTGAAATCTTCCAGGATGGGCAGGTCGAACATCAGGCGCTTGTTCGTGCTATCGATCTGCACGATACGGCGGTGATGCGCCTTACCATCCGTGAAGTCCACACCGTTGGTGACGCCATTCGCATTGGTGCGATTGACATGCAGCGTCACGATGTCGTTGACCGCGAAACCTGACACCGTGTCAACCGTCACATACGGTGTGACACCGTTCTGACCGACACGCCACACATTATCGACCTTCTGAGCATTCGTCAGCGCGCCATCGCCGGCATGGATCGGCACAGTCACAATTGCTTGAACCGTGATCTTGCCCGCATTGTACAGGTACGCTTTGGGCGTCACGACCCAGCGCACATTGCGGAACATGCCGACTTCGTAGCGCAGCAGGGTGATCGGGCGAGCATACTGCATACGTCCGATCCAGTCTTTCGGCGTGGACTGCTGTTGCAAGTCGAAGAACACGCCAGGGCTGATGATACCAACGATAGTCCCAATCTCACCGTTGGGATCGGCAGCATAAGGCACATCGCGGTTCTGCATACCCAGATGCACGAAGTCGATCAGTTCTGTTGTCAGCTTGTAGTCAGTAGGCTGCGACGGTGGTGAGTAGGGTAGCAGATCATTGAAGCTTGACGCTCCGCCACCATACATCTTGTACGGTGCGCTCAGAATGGCATTTCGGCTCAGCAGGTCGAGCACGTCGATCATCTGCAAGCCAAGCTTGCCCTGGATAATGCTCGCCAGACCAGCCTGGCCGTTGGCGCGCCAGTAGGTGATAATGTCATCGAATTCGTGGTAAGCGACCTTACCGCCATAACGCTTGAATGTGATTTCGACGTTCCGGCTGTCGAAATGCGCCGCATGCATCCAGATGTCCCGATTACCTATCGGGTTGATGTTGGGGTGAAGGTCCATCAACTGTGTGATGACCATTGTTTGAGTGTTGACACCAGCCAGATTTTGCTTGAAGCTGGTGTACTGCCCGAAAACAGCACGTTTCCGGTACATATCCCGCAGGAGCGGATCGTACCAGGTACGCTGATTCTGCGTAACCTGCTCCCAGGGATTGTCCGCATAGTAAGTAGATATTACGTCAGGCATGACGCTTACTCCTTGCTTGTGTTAGGCTGAGCGCTCAGACTTCTCTCTCGAATAGATCGAAGGACGAACCTTCGAAAACATCTTCCTGAAGCCCAAACAACTCAGTTTGAAGTTCACGGAACCGCTTATCCTGTTCTGGATCGCGGGTATCCAGCGCCCACATCTCGTTGGCAATCTCATCCCTGGTGCGCTTCGTCTCTCCGCTGACGCGGCGGGCGGCGATACCAGGGGTCGCTGCGGCTGCCCGTTCTCCCTTCGCCGGGCCTTTAGATTTGGCTGGCTCTGGCGCTGGTTCTGGAGGAGCCATCCGCTTGTGCATCCGTTCGAGATAAGCCTCATAGTCCTCAGGCTTCTCGAAGTCGGACTGGCTCTTGAGATCACCGTTCTCGTAGGCGTCAATCAAGCTTGGGTATTTCTCCCGTATCACCTTTGCCTGTTCGCGGGCCGCATTCATGGAGGCAACTTTACGTTCCAGTTCTTCTACCGCCTTTTGCGCGGCAGCCAAACGTTCCATTGCGTCCTTAGCCTGCTTCTCGTAGGTAGTGGCCTGTGTAGTCAGGGCACTCAACTTGCCAGAGTATTCATCCTCAAGGCTGGCAAGCTGTCCTTCGAGAGCATTCAGTTTGGCCTGCAACCGATTGATGGTCTTGGTATTACCTTCAAAGCGGTTTTTCCAGTACTTCCAGTCCGTGTTCGGTGACTTGGGGGCCGAGCTTTCGTTGGAGGAGTCGCCGTTGCCCGTTTCCGGCGTTTCGTCCAGTTCCAGGTCGGTATTCGTAGGCATGAAAAATCTCCTGATAGCGATAGGCTTCCGCTACCAGTTAATCACTGCCCCGTCAAGGATTTGTTGAAATCTAAAGTTCGGTGGTAATGACCGCAAAACTGGTCTGGTCATCAGGCGGTTTCTGACCCGCCCTGAGCCGGAAGAGGAGATCGAGACGGATAACCTCACTCATGTTGGCCTTCGCCTCGTCGTAGTCCTCACCCGCAGCGAACAAGTACGGGAGACTCGGGCACTCTGCCACCCAGCGACCTGTTTGGTCGGGGTAAATCACGACGAGACGCGCGTCAGAGAGTTCGGTCATCATAAGTTGTCCTGTCCTGAAGTGGCGATAGGGGTCTGGACCTGCGTTTGGGCGTCGGGCTGGATGTCCTGCTGAGAAACTGCGGCACCTACAGCAGACAGTTCGGCCATCCATTCCAGGTGTTCCCGGATGTTCTCGTATTCCTCATTGGGGTCAGCAACCTTCTCGAGCAGGTCGAGAGCCGTCTTGGGACTGAGGGAATTGGCCTGCATCAGCAACACAGCTTCGTTGACTTCCTGCTCGCGGTCACGCGGGATCATGGGATAGAACTTGATCGACAGATCGCATTCGGACAGGTGTTTCCACGTCATGCCGCCTTCGCCCATCTTGATTGCCATCTTGACCAGGATCTTGTTGAACCGGGTCAGGCCCGCCTGCCAGTAGGAACGCATCGCGCGCGCTTTGGCAACCAATGGGAACATGCGGAAGGCCAGCGTCAAGGCGCTGCGCTGGCTGCCTTCGTCCTCGCCACTGGCGACAGGCGGTATAAATGCATGACGCCCGAACTGCTTTTCGAGCTTGTCTGGGAAATCGGCCATTGCTGCCGGGATGTCGGGTGGCTCAATACGCTTGGCATCCGGTTCGGGCTGCCCGGCAGTAGTCACACCGAGATTGATGACCGGACGCGGGCCGCCTGCATCAGTAGTTGTGATACTGCCGCGCACATTCTTAATGTAAATATCGCTGTGCGTGCCCTCCGAGATGGCATCGCCCAGGTCGGCCAGCCGAGCGTTGATTTCCCGGCTCAGGTGCTGCGCCGTAATATCAATAGCGCCCTCACCCCAATAGCCACCAAAGCGTTCAGCCGGGATGTAAACAATCGGGATCTCGCCGAACGGGTTCGGCGCGTGGTCGAAATTCACCACGAACGTCTCGCGCTCGCCCGTTTCCGGATCTTCAATGTCTACTGTGTAATTAATTGGCTCGCCGTTGACCGTAATATGAATCTCGTCTTTGGTCCAATGCTCAACATACAACACATAAGCGCTGTTGGTCTTGATCGACGATCCGAACAGATGCATCGCCTCACGCGGGGTGATGCGGTAGACAATGAAGGCTTCCAGCAGGTTGTCAGGCCGATTGGCCTCCCAGACGGGCATGAAAAAGTCTGGCAGAATGTTTTCAATCACAATGTGATGGCGCAAATCAGGTTCATCAGGGGCGTACCGCGCCCGGAACACACAACCGCCGAGAAACTGCTGGATAACGCCGTTTTCCTGCTGGCGCGCACGGCCCTCATTTTCGCGCCAGACGTCATTGATAAAGAACTCCAACTCGCGCGCCAGCCGCTTTTGCTCATCCGTAGGCGGTTCGCCGGATGGGTCTTTCCGGGGTTCCGCAATTGCCGGGAAGATGGACGAAGCATTGTCAGGTACTTCCCCGAACAGCGTATAAGCCCGCTTAAAGGCCGCCATCCGAACGTGGTTGATCGCCAGCGGATAGCGGTATTCCGGCTCACCGCGTTCATTTTCGGTGTTGGGGATGGTCTCGCGCCACACTTCACCCGTGAACCATCGCCAGTACTCCGTGTAGCGGTTGATCTGGTACGACCAGAGCTCAAACGGGAAGGTGGCGGGCATCTTGTCCTGTTCCATCAGGACGCCCCCCAACACCCCCATCTTTCTCTGTTCGACATCCTGGATGAGCAGTGGGAAGTCAGGCATTGGCTAATTCCTCACCGGCGACGGCGGCTCCGCCGGTAGCGATCAGGCACGACCTTCACGGGTGTCGGCCTGAGATCGGCAGAAGGCGCGACCAGGCGCGCCAGGCGCATCACTATTTGCGGGAGGGTCCAGCGAGAGAGAGAACGGGCCAGACCCGCCAGCAGCCACGACAGCCGTAAACGTACCTGGAAGATCAACGTTTATCCCCCGGATCGGTAACGGCTATCAGTACAATCAGTAGCAGCCAGAAGGCGAGTTGTAGTATCATGCCACTAGCCTACTACCAGTCTGTCAAGGATTGCTTGACAGGCTAAATCTTGCCCTCTTCGCGATCTTTCTTGCGGGCAGCTTCGGCCTTGTCGGGCACATACTTTGCGGCCCGGTTGATGATTGACCGCCGTTCTTCCTTGCTTTTGGCCTTGCCCCGCAGTCTCAAGGCGCTTTCGGCAGTGGCTTTATCCTTGATCGGGAATTTCCCTTCACGGCCCTTGCGTTTCTCGCCATACTGCTCGCGGTCCTTCTCTGTCACATGTGCTGCCATCGGACTTCTCTCCTTAGTTGAACTAAATCACCGCACGGCGCGGTGTGTGCGGTCAAAACGATTGTGCAAAGGGCGCCGGTAACGGTCATTGGTGGAGGGTGCAGGCTTCTTCCCGTGTTCGTCGATGTCTGCTGGCATCCCATAGAAGTTGTCGTTGGCATAGCCAGCGGCCATACACAGCGCCATCACCAGATCCTGGCTGATTTTGGTGTCGGGCAGGACGTATTTGGTCAGTTGGGCGCTCAAATAGGGCAGATACGGGAACTGCATCAGGCCTCTACCCATGAACAACTTGGCGGCATTGATGGCCCGCAGCTTGTTGGAAGGCCCGCTCATATCCATACCCGTCACCAGCAGGCCCATTGTGTTGAACACAAGCTCGTCAAACCCCTTCTGCACACCCGTCGAGTCGAAAGCTGCCCGCGTCTGACACCGGTAGAGGTTCGCCAGACGCTCGTACTCCAGCAGAAAAGGCCAGTATGACCCTTCGCCGAACACCCAATGGAAGGCCCGCAGCACCATTGGCCCCTTCGGGAAGTCAGTGATGTCCCAAACCATGATCACCGGGCTGTTACGCCCCGGCGGACTACCCTGCCCAGGGTCGCCCACAATCATGTACGAACGCTTCATCTCGAAATCGGGCGGGAACTCGAAGTGATAGACCCCGACCCGATCCGCTTCTTCCTTCACAAAGCCTTCGATTTTGTCGGGATGGCCGTTAGGCAAACTAACCTGCCGATCCAGAATCTCATTCAGGTTCCGGTTAGTGCAGCGCTCCACAATCTGAGCGCTAAACTGCTCGCCCTTGCCCAGCGGTTTCTGGCCTAGCATCCACTGCCTCACCTGCTCCGGCGAGCCCCCGATGCGGGCCGTCATGCGTTCCAGGTCGTGGGCGGTCAGAAAGGGGTTGTCATAGCTCGTGGGATTGAGCGACAGGTAGTTCTGCGGGTCGAACTTCGCCATGTCGAATAATTCCCACAGCTGCGGGTTGTCGCCCGCATTGGCAATCGTCACCATCTTGTTCATGCGTTGCCGGCCATGTATCTGGCCGCGCAGACGAGAGCCAATATCACGCCGGATATCAAACAGGTTTTCGAGCATTTCGGCCTGATCGCAGGCCACGTAGTCACCTTCGAGCGTCCTGATCTTCTCGCTGTTATGCTCTACGCTATAGAAATTCAGCGTGCTCTCGCCTACGAAACTGTTGCGCACCACAATGCGCGGATAGGGCTTCTCTGGATAGGCCACCACGAACCGATTCCAGAACGGTGTATCGCTGCAAGCCGTCTTGATATACCGGAATACTTCCATCGACTGCTCAAGCTGCGGAGCCACATGGAACCCCCGGAAGTACGGAATGGTCATCAGGCAGACGGCGAAGCTCATCGCCAGCGCGCTGGTCTTACCGCAGCCAAACCCGCCGATACACACCACATCCGACTGAACTGCATGGTGCATCTGCCATTGCCAGGGCTGGAACAGGAACCCGTGATTGTGGAAGAAAATCGGGTCATCGTTCTCATCCCACTGGATCTTGAACAGTGTTGATACACCATTTTCCGTATAAACCCAGGTTTCGTCGGGCCTGCCGTCCTGTTTCCAGGCTTTCCAGATTTTCAGCCAGGTCGCAGCCCGTTCCGGGTCAAAAGGCTGCGGCTGACGGCGCCAGTATGTGCCGCTCGTGGGCGATTTCATGTAATGATCGGTAATCCAGTTGACGTCTTTTGCCCCTTTTCGGAACAAACTGAGGTCATCAGCAGTAATTCTGGCCTTTTCCGCCTGAATTTCCGCCTTAGTTTGTCTAGGCATTACCGGCCACCCGTCATGCCGCGAAATGACGAACCGCTCAATTTGGCCTGGATGTGCTCGTCGACGGATGAAATGGCGATAAATTTGAAGTAATCGCCATCCCGAACAGCCATCCAGACTTTCCCGCGCGCCTCAAACTGGCTGCCACCACCCTGCATCTGCCAGTGAGCAAACAGGGCGCTGTACTGACCATCCTCTGGTTGCACGGTTTCTTTACTCATCCGACACCTTCCTCTTCCGGCGCGGCCTGGGCGCAGGCGGCTCATCATCCTCCGACAGGAAGTCGAGCAGCGTCCAGGTTCCCCAGGGCTGGTTCACCACCGGGATATGCATATCCGAAAGTTCCCGGAGCATCCGGTAGATATTGGAGCGCGTCATTCCGAGTCGCGCCGCTTCCTCCTGAACACTGATCCGCTCCCCCGACAAGAGTCGGAGCAGCAGATAGCACATGCGCTGTGCGCCGTGCAAATCCTCATGGTACACACTGCCCAGCAGTTGTGCGGGCAACTCAGGTTTGATCCCGGCGTGGTTTTTCATTGTCGCCCTCGCTGTTAACAAATTGGAGCAACCCGCTGGCGAGAGCGGTCATCCATGCCTCTCGCACAAAAGCATCCAGCATCGGCCCGATGTACTGCTGCGCGCGCGGGTCGACTGATAATGTTTCGCTCAGTGCAACAGCAAACTGAGCGGTGCTGACGGCTATCGACACCACCGTCTTGAACGGATAAAGGCCGCGAATAGGCGGCAGCTTCTCATCGGGCATTGGCAAATGCTCCTGCGAGTGAGGCACGCATAACTGCGCGCGATGTCGTTGGATGGAAGGCACGTTTTTCAATCCCAATCGCAATCAAAAACATCGAGAGGTCGCGGTTCGGGGGTCGCGGGGCTGATCAACTCAAAGCCATCGACCAATTCGCCGGTGTCGCGGTTTAACACCCGGCACTTGCGCCAGCCATAGCCGTAAGCGCTTATGTACCGCTCAATACCATGCCGCTCCGCATAGGCGGCCAGGCGGTCAAAATCCGGCCCTGCGACCAGCACACTCGCCGTCACCGTGCCGTTCTCACGCTTCTCCGTGACATAGACGTTCGCGCCTGTTACCACAGCGTATATCCCCCCACTACTAATGTTGCACAAAAGTGTCAAGGAATGCTTGAAATTGTACAGATCCTCATATGTTGGCACAAGCCCAATTCGCGTTTAGCAGGACACCAGGAGAGCAAGGCGCGTGTGCGTGCCTGGTCGATGGCGTGAGCGTGGGTGGCGGGGGAGAGCACAGGGGCCGCACGCGAGAGCGTAGGCCGCACGGGAGAGAACGTGGGCCGCGCGGGAGAGAGCCGGAGTGCGGGGAGGTGATGAATTGGGGGTGCTCAGGGTTCAAAGTGAACCCGGCCCCCTTTTCTTATATTATCGGAGGTTCAACCATGTTTGAATTCAAATCTTCTGAGTCTCGCGCTTTGCACGTTGAGTGCCAGCGCGTCTTAGAACCCAAGCTTTCGAGCTTGGGGCCGCTGACCCGCAAAATTGCTCTCAAGGAACTTGAGAGCATTCAACTTTTGGACCTCAGGACACTTGATAAGTGTCCGACGCTCCAAAAGCTTCTTGCGAAGTAGTTTCTGCCGAGGGGGGCGTGGGACATTTGTCCCACGCCTTAAGGCGCGACCCCCGTCCCAAGCCGGGGGCTTTGAATTGCGCTCAACCCAGCCCAAAGGAGGGCATCATGTCTCGTCAACATAGTTCCCCAGCCGCTGCTTCCGCCAACGCCGCCGCCAACGCCGTCGCGTCAGAACGCGCAATCAAGCACGTCCTGCTTGCGGATGTGTCAGTTGTCGCGACACATCCAAAGGCGTCTGCCGAAAAACGGCGGGATGCGCAGCGCCTGCTGGATGCTTGGCACGCGATGCGTGCCGCTAAGCATCCAGCCCATTTCCGGGGCGCACTGGTCGCCCTGGAAAGGGCATGCGCGACCCTGCGCACGCGGTATGGTGTGGAGGTCACTGACCTCCACATCGAACGCTACAGCCTGCGGCAGTGGCGGCTGCCGCGTCTCGGCGGGGTCGTTGTGCGCAGTGTCGTGTACGACACTGGCGACGGCCTCTTGGTTTTAAACCAAGAGGCAGCAAACGCTCTCGCCTTAGAGCGAGAGCTAGCGCAAGCCGAGGCGAAGCGCTTGGAGGAGGCTGCGCAAGCAGCCAAGCCCAAGCGCGCAACGCGGCGCACGAAGAAGGCGGCTCAGGCTACGGCCTGAGTCCGTTCATTGCTGAGGGGGGCGTAGGGCTACCAAGTCCTGCGCCTTAAAGCGCGGCCCCCGTCCCAAGCCGGGGGATTCTTAGTTGCGCTAATCTAGTCGCCCGAAGGAGGGCATTATGTCATCGTCAATGAGTTCTTCCACCAACGCCACCGTCAAGTCCGTCACGCTCGACGAGCTCGAGCGGATTGTGTCTGACCCGACGATCTCCGTCGAGAGGCACCGCGATGCGCGCCGTTTTCTAACGGCTTGGCGCAAGATGGAAGGCGCCAAACGCAAACGGCAATTCCAGCGCGCGGTTGATCGCCTCTATATCGAGGCGATTCGCCTTATTATCAAGCATCAATTGGAGGTCGTGGAGGTCGATGACCTCCATCGATACTCATTACGTCGGTATTACCTGCCGCACCTGCGCTGTGCAGTCACCAGTGTCATCTATGACACTGGTGCGGAGCCTGTTATTCTGGACGCAGATGTTGCCAACGACCTGACGTGCGAGCGTATGCTCGCAAGCTTGGAGGCCGATCTCAAGCGGCGCTCCTAATTTGCTGAGGGAGGAGTGGGACAAAGTCCCGCTCCTTAAAGCGCAGACCCCGTCCCAAGCCGGGGTCATTTTGTTTCTATTCGCAAGGGGTTGCGCTTTATCCCCTTTGGACGCAAAGGAGGTCTACCATGCGTCCACCTTTATCGTTTTGGGGCAACGGCGGGCGCCGTTGCCCTGCTACCGTACCGGCCCCACGAGGGCTGGAAAATCGCCTCATGCGTCTGCGCGCCCAATTTGGGCGCTGCGACGCAGAAGAATCCTTCCGCCTCAACGCCCTGCTTGACAGCCTAGTCAAGCAGGGCGACATGAGCGCTGTTGAAGCGCTCATGCGCGAGTTCGGCGTCGCGTAAGGAGGCCCCCCCATGCGTACCCAATGGCACGCGCATATCGTACAACGTGGGTCAATGAAGTTGGCCCACAACTTGGACCGTCGGGACGACTTCCTGCTGAAGACTCAGCGGGAAGTCGAGCCCGTCGCGCCCATCGATCCGGAACTTGCGCGTAAAGTCACGCGCAAGTTCCAAAATCTCGGTTGGCTCTACTGCCGCGAAAGCGGCAAGTAGCCAGCCCATACGTCCCCACGGCGCACGACTTCACACTGCGCCCCGCCCCACCAGGGGTTGGAGTGTGCTTAGCCTGTGCGTCGTGGGGACACATTCTCGCCGCGCCTACCACCCGATGGTAGGCCCCGCGAGAGAGTGCGTATCCGCTTGGATACGCCTTCTCTCGCGGGCAATCCGGCCCGCGATTTAGCCCGAAGGAGGGGCACTATGGTCGGTCCATTCATTTCTCTCATCGTTGTAATTTCTTTGGCGGCTGTCTT